AAGCCATCAGTCGTCATCATGGCGCACGACGAGGACCGCGAGGCGACCGTCATCATCAAGGAGATCAACCCGCAGGAAGTGACCATCGACCAGCTGCGCGCGCTGATCCTCGCGCACGCATGGCCTCGAGCCCACATGGCGAGCGCGCCGGGTCCCCGCATCTGGCTAGACAGCGGTGTCGCCGACAAGGCGGGACACGCTCGCAACGACCAGACGGGGCGCTCTGCCTTCGCTGTGCTGTCTCGCCCCATCGAGGAGGGCGGCATCGGTCTGCCTCTGAGGAGCACGACTGACCCTGTGCGCGTCGACATCCTCAACGGCGTGCAGAAGCTCAAGCGCGCCTTCGCCCGCAAGCAGTACCTCATGACCCGCGAGGCGTGGGACGCCGGCGAGCGCGCCCTCGGGAACAGCCTACGCAAAGCGCTTCTCAGCTATGCGTGGGACACCACCGAACAGCCCAAGAAGGACGGCAGGGAAGACCCCCTAGACGCTCTGCGGTACGACTGCATCTTTGCCTACTGGGCGGATGTCGTCGCGCGCTATCAGCCTCGGGCGGCGGCGTTGGACAAGAGCAGGCGCAATGCGCGACCATCAGCAGCCGTCTTCTGATCTGACCAAGGAGGTCCATATGAGCGAACCGATCTCGACCGTCGAGCAGCACCTCGTTCTAGTCGTCCTCGCCTCGACGATCAGCTTTGGCGTCACCGAGATCGTGAAGCCGTTCGTCTCCTTCCTCGGGGATCGGGGCAGGCGACACTCTGTCACCCGCCTCATGGCTATACTGAGCGGAGCTGCTGTCGGCTACACCCTCGGCCCCTCATGGCTTGATGTGTGGTTCGGGGCGGGCGCCGGCGTCCTCAACGCTTGGCTCGTCGCCGTCATCAAGCAGAAGGTCGAGACGCGCCTCGATGTGCATGTCTCGCCCCAAGACAAGACCCCGCCGCCGCGCGAGGACCGCAACGACAAGGAGGAGCCGTGAGACGCTTCCGATTCACGCTTCACAACATGCTCGGACATCCGCTCATGGAGATGTTCCACCTGCTAGGCCTCGATGCTGCGTCTCGATGGATTCACGATGTGACGCTGCCCAAGGAGGAGCCGTGAGCGCCGTTGACCACCCCGACCACTACCGCGCCGCCACCGGTCACGAGGCCATCGCGGTCATCGAGGCGTGGCGGCTCAACTTCAATCTCGGGAATGTGGTGAAGTACATCTCCCGCGCCGGTCACAAGGTCGACCGGCTCGAGGACTTGCAGAAGGCGCTCTGGTATCTGAGCCGCGAGGTCGAACACGCCAAGCGGGACGCAGGCGAGACACATGCTGATCGATGACCCCCGACCGACCATCTGCCCGATCTGCGCTCAACGCACAGTCCTCAAGGGCGGGCGCATCGTGCCCCACCTCAGCGGCATGCTGCGCGGCTACTGCACCGGCACGGGGCTCGCGATTGAGCCCTATCAGCTCGGCGAACTCGACCCGAAAGGGAAATGGAAAGACCCCGATGACGACACCGACACCGAAGACCCATGACCTGCGCGAGCGGCTTAGGGCGCGACTGCTCAACGCTCCAGACCCTGCCGTCCACGCGGCATGCGTCGCGCTCCTCGCCGAGATCGAGGCGGCATTAGACGAGGCAGACGCGCGCGAGGGAAGCGCCGCTCCTGTTGACAAGGTTGGAGCGGACGCGCCATAGTGCGTCGCCCCATTGAAACCTCGACGACCACACGAGAGAACCATGAAGCGAGTCATCGGATACATCCGAGTCAGCACCGATAAGCAAGCCGACAGCGGTCTAAGTCTTGAATCTCAAGCAGAGAGGATTCGAGCCTACTGCACGCTCTATGACCTCAACCTCCTCACCATCATCGAGGACGCCGGCGCGAGCGCCAAGACCCTCAACCGCGCGGGCATCGACCAGATCAAGGCGATGGTCGCGGCGGGGGATGTCGGTGGTGTGGTGGTGGCGAAGCTAGACCGCCTCACGCGCAACATGAAGGACCTGCACACGCTCCTTGAGGATGTGTTCTCGGCGGTCGAGCTTCACTCCGTGAGCGAGAGGGTCGACACATCCTCGGCGGCGGGGCGGCTTGTGTTGAATCTGCTGACCAGCGTGGCGGCGTGGGAGCGCGAGGCTGCCGGCGAGCGCACCTCGGCGGCGCTACAGGCCAAGAAGGCGCGCGGCGAGGCGCTCGGCAAGGCCCCCTATGGGAAGCGGCGGGAGGGTGGGGCTCTGGTCGATGATGCCGAGGAGATGCAGACCATCAAGATCATCCGCGATCTGCGCCGGTCGGGGCTCACCTTGAACGCCATCGCCGCCGAGCTGAAAGCTCGCGGAGTCACCAACCGCGCGGGGCGGGCTTGCTGGTCATCTAGCAAGATCTGGAACATCTGCGATCGTGATGCCGATGTCTAGGCGGCATTAGACGAAGCAGACGCGCGCGAGGGAAGCACCGCGCATGTTGACAAGGTTGATACGCCCGCGCCATAGTGCAAGCGACACCATTGACACCTCGACGAAGCATCGCTCCACACCTCTCCGTCGAGGCGTTCATGGACTACTCCGAGACAGACCCGCCGCGCCATATGCGGGCGCTGCATCCTCGCTTCACGAGCAAGGGCATCAGCGGCACGCAGCTGTCGGGCGGCGTCATCTCTGGCTACGAGCGCAACACGCAACTCACGGGGCTCAACTGGGTCACAGAAGCCGAGGACATGCTGAGAACTGACCCCGTGGTCAGACGCTCTTGGCACATGCTGCGGCAGACGCTCCTCTCTGCGACTTGGCGCTTCGAGAGCGCCGACGATGCTGACCCTGTAGCCATCGAGCTGGCGCGCTTCGCCAACGAGTGCTTCGGGCTCGATGGCTACGCCGGGCAGATGTCGCTCTCGTGGGAGGAGCAGCTGTGCTATCTGCTCGAGTTCGTGCCGGTCGGCTACCGATACGCCGAGGAGCTGTACCGCGTCGGACCTGACGAGAACGGCAGGATCAAGGTGTGGCTCGACCACTACGCCGACCGCGAGCCGTCAGCGCACATGAAGTGGCTGAGCCGCGACAACCAGAGCCTCGACGGTGTACTGCAAAACATGGTCGGCATCGGGAAGGTCCCCGAGCCGATCCCCGCCAACAAGCTCCTGCTGTTGACCCTCAACCGCACCGGTTCAAACTTTGAGGGCGCAGGCATGTTGCGCCCTGTCTGGTGGTGGTGGAGGACGAAGCAGAGGGTCGCGAATCTGATGTGCGTGGGCGTTGATCGTTGGGCGATCCCCGCGCCCAAGGTGAAGGTCGACCGCTCGAAAGCAGAGATGGCAGGTCTGACCGATGCCGACATCAACAGCATGGTCGACGAGGCAGAGGTTCAGGCTCAAGCTTTCTTGAGTTCTGAGCAGTCATACCTCATCGAGAACGATGTGGTCACATTCGACAACTACGCCGCCGCGCCCAACCTCTACGCTCAAGGCCCTCTCGACATCATTCGAGAGTGCGACAACCAGATCAGCCAAGCCTTCTTGGCGCAGTTCGCCAACCTCGGCATCAGCGACACGGGCTCGAGGTCTGTCGGCGAGGTCCATCTCAGCGTGTTCCGCCGCGCCGCGATCAACCTCTGCGATCTGGTCGCGTCAGCTGTCAACGGTGTCGACCGCCGAGGCGGCGGCACTGTAGGTCGCTTGGTGCGGTGGAACTACGGCGCAGTGGACCCTTCCAAGCTGCCGAGGCTGACACACAGCGGGCTCGATACTGACGACCTCGCAGATGCTCTAGGCATGCTCCCCGCGCTCGTGCAGGCGGGTCTACTGACGCCCGATGACGACCTTGAGCGCGCCATCCGTGAGCGTCTCGGAGCGGGAGATCTGCCCGAGGCGGCGAGCCGCACAGCTCAAGAGCGCACCACGCCGGCGGCGCTGTCGCCTGTCGCCTCGCTCGCCGAGCAGCTGATCAGGAGGCGTCATGGTTCGCAAGGCTAAGCAGACCACCTTGAAGGTGGCTCACACATTCGCCGTCCCCGACAAGTACGCCCACATCGACT